GCCCTGCTCCTCCTCGGACAGCCCCAGGGAGGGCAGTGTCGGAATGGCGGCAGTCGGAGCCATGAACAGCGGGCTGAGGGCGTTACCGTCCACCGGGCACCCCCTCTCAGTCCAGCAGGATCGCGCGACCCTTGCCGGGCGTGCCTTGCTTCGTGCTCAGCAGGTAGATCCTGCGGAGCATCCGGCCGCCGATGAGGCAGACGGCCAGGTCGATCTTGTGGCGGCTGGAACGATTTTCCTTGCGGATGCTTATGCCGTATCTGCCCGGCGCGAGCTTCGCGTTAACCATGTGCTCACGCAGCCACGCCGACTCGGTGAACGTCACCGTGCCGGATACGAGGTCCTCGGCCACCTGCTCGCACGCGGGCTGGAAGATCTTCTGGCTCGTCTCCAGCGCCATATCGAATGCCACCGCGTGAGTATGGTTGCCGGCCTTCACTGGCCAGCACTTGAGGTGCTTTCCGTACCGCTTCGACCACTCGTCGCACAGCGGCCACCAGAAACGACTGTCACCCTCGCTGTCGTCGTCCTTCGCGTGCGACGGGTCGAACCAGAACGCCATGACCTTGAACGTCGCGAACGCATCAGTCACCGCGAGGTTGAAGGCGTCCCGGTCAACGATCTGCCCGGCCTTGGGCTGCTGGACGTGGAGCACCTGCGTGTGACCGTCGCTGATCCGCGTCGCCACCAGGCCCGTCGCGTCGCCCGATTTCGAGCCGTCCCCGAAGAGCACCACAGGCTCGCCGGCGCCGATCCGCTCCGGGCGCGAGGCCCTGAGCACGTCGTTCGGGTCAGCCCACGCATCCTCGGCCGCGCTCACCTGGTTGTACCACTTGCGCCGCGACTCGGACGCCGAGTTCATCGGGTTCAGGACGCTCGCCAAGATCCGCTTCGTCGACAGCCACACCGAGTCGCCCCGGATCGACTCCACGACGCCGGGGACAGCCTCGACGGTCAGCGGCGCCTCGGGTGGGGCCTCGATCGAGTCGTAGAGCTGGCCGAAGTCCAGCGACTTGGGCCGCTGACAGTTGATGCACTCGGGCCAGTCCGTCGAGCCCGCATGGACCTCGCAGCGGGTGCCCTGCGTGGCCTCGAACGCCTCGCGTGCCTTCTGCCCGACAGAATCCTCGCCGGGACGGTACGCGTTGCAGATGTCGAGGATTCGCGCCGCACCGGAAGGGGACTTCGCCGCGTTGCCCTCGATCGCGCCGGCCATGTCGTGACCGCCGTTGGCCGAGATCCAGTTCTGCGTCTCCACCCGAATGATCCGCGTCGGACGCCCACCCTCGATCGTCAGCGCGTTCGAGGTCACGGCCTCGATCTGCGCCGTGTCACCGCGGGCCCACACGTTGAGCTTGCCGATCTGGACCCCGTACTTCTTGCGCGTCTCCGATGGGATCAGCGACGGGAACAACTTCATGGTCGTCTGGGTCTGCTGCTGCGCCACGGCGACAACCTGCACCCACGCGTTCTCCTGCTGCCGCCCGACCGGGACGTCACCGCGCCAGTGGTCGAACACGGCATCCTCGGAGCAGATGTCCGTCGCGGACACGCACGAGGCGACCGGGTCCTTCCCCCAGCCCTTGAGCCGCTGCAGCACCGACGTCGAGTAGAGAAACTCGCCCGTGGTCGGATCCAGCGCGTCAGCCCACAGGATGAACCGCGCCTGCTCCAAGGTGTACGTCCACGGCCCACCCTTGGGCGCCGACAGGTTCAGCCCGGCCCACGCCAGGTTGCGCCACCCCAACGTCACCGCCGGCAGGACCCAGCCGTTGTCGTACTGCCATGTCGGGCCGATCTTGACCGGCTCCCAGGCGAGACCCACAGGCGGCGTCGCACGCTCTAGTTGATCCTCGTACCAGCCGATGATCTCGCGGTAGTCGGAGTCAGCAGTGCGGGTCTGGGAGGCGGCAAGGCTACGCGCCATGTCGAACGCGGGTGACATTCAGCGGGACCCGCCTACGGTGCGAGATCTCCCACGTGTCATCGCGGTCTTCGAGCATGGCGACGCACTCATCGATCTGCGGATCGGGACCCGCTGTGGTGGAGATGCCCATACCGCCGCCGATGATGTTCAGCGCGCCGCGGATGCCCTCATTCGTGTCGATGATCGTGTACCAGACGTGCCCGAACATGGACGCCGTTGCAATCGAGTATCGGCCATCACATGCCGTCGCTCGGACGAGCCACGATGTGCGCTTGCCATCGAACTGCAGCCGGTCCCCGGACTGCCACCCGTACTCAGCCATCACGAGAACGCACCCCGCTGCTGCCACTTGGTGACCGCGGCGCTGCGGTGCTGGTTCGTCGCGGGCACCTCGTCACCGTCAGGCAGCTTCAACTGGCGCAGGAGCATCGCTCGCGCCGCCCGCTGCGAGCGCATCTCACCGATCAGCGGGTGGATCACCTGCTGGCCCATGCTGCCCTTGGTCACCATCGGGGAGCCGTCGTCAGCCCACGCCTTGGCTAGAGCCGAGATCATGTCTGCGGTGCGGCACACATCCTCAAGGACGGTGACCTCATCCGGGCGCAGCGTGTACTTGCCCGCCACGGCGGACCACTGAGCCTCGCCAGCGGCTCCGAGCTTCAAGGGCATACGAGGTGCAGCCATGGTGACCTCCAGGGTCGGGAACGACCCGCCAGGGGCCGATACTGCGGTGCTCAAAAAAAGCCTTGGATCTGGGTGTTTGGCGGACGCGGGCAACCGAGCGCTAACCGCGTCGCGCAAGAGCACCTTGCCGGAGGGGGTCACCCCCCAGGGGGTCTGCGTTGCCGCGACGGGGTGGGTGCTAGATCAACCCGGGGTGTCGTTCGGCTGGGCGCCGAGCACGGGCGGCGTACCGGGTGCTACCTCGTGCCGCCTCTGCCTTGCTCTTGTCTGTGTGACAGTCACGTCCACACGTGGGGCAAGGCGCACCGTGCGCAGGAGCAAGGTTCGATGCGTCATGCACCGACAGTGTTGGGTGTGTCCACTCTGCCCAAGGGATGACGTGATCGACCTGTGTCGCTTGCCCGTGCCCGCATAGGTGGCAGATGCCAGCGTGCGCAGCGATGATGCGTGCTGCCTTGTGTGGGTCGATGTACTCAGAGGATGGGCGTCTCTTCTGATCCCACGCCATGCTTGGCCTTCTCTGTGCTGCCTGTGCCTGTCGCCACAACGCCACCGAGTGCGAGTAGCGCGCCAGGGATGACGAGTGCGAGTGCGATCCCGCGCCGGCTGGACAGTGTGTCGTTGCACAGGGTCGGCTGTATCGAGTACTCATTCGGGCTGAACGCCGCGCCGCAGTTGGACCCGCTCTGACTCATGGGTGTGAGTCCGAGGATCAGACCAACGCCGAAGATGAGCGCGCCGAGGGTGAGTAGCAGTGCGTTCAGCTTGATTCCCATGCCGTGCACGCTACGCGCCGAGCCCTGCGCTTACCAGGGTTCGGCGTCGCGGTCCCCTCAGTCGTAGTACTCGAAGCGGTAGAGCGAGTCGATCAGTCGGCGCAGCATGTCGCTGTACAGGTGCGCGAACGCCTCGTTGTAGTGGGTGAGCACGTCTGTCGCGAGGGCGTCGGATGGAAGCGTTGGCGCGTAGATCGCAGTCGTGGCGTGGTGCAGTTCGTGGGTGACGATCTGTGCGCTGAGGTAGCCGCGCGTGAGCAGGATGACGGGGACGGTGATGCGTCCGTCGCTGTCGCAGTAGGCCTGCGTGATGCCGGCGGAGTTGTGGTGGTCGCTGCCGTTGAACTTCTCGGCGGATTTGCGCATCTCGGCCGGGTTGTCGTAGATGCGGACGATCACGCGCCGCTTCTCACCGAGCGCCCTGCTGCTGAGGCGGATGGTTCGTGTTGGCATCCTCCGCCGTCCTACGTGTAACCCCGCCTGCCGCGTGGCGTCGTCCAGGTCATCGCTGAAGTGGGTCTGGGGTTTCTCAGCGCGGCAGGCGGGAGTGGTCGCGGTGCCGGTCTCAACCCGACCCGCTGTCTGTGGTGTGCCGACCATCCCCCTCGCCTTATCCCAGGCTTCGAGGGTCGCGATCGGCCGATGTGGTGCGCTGGCTCTTGCTCCTGGGACCACGGTTGTGGGTGCCGTGAGCAGGCCGGGACGACTTGTCCCACCCGAAGGCCGATACGTCCGTGCACCAAGGCATAGTGATGACGGCCTGCTCGCGCGCTGTTCTGTTGTCCGCCGGCTGAGTGTCGCGCGGGGTATGACGAAGGCCGGGGAGCGATGCTCGACCCGACCTGTCTGAGGGTGCACGCCTCCTCAGACGTGTTGCACACTACCCTGCGCGATCGTTTGACGCCAACTCCGCCTCTTCTCGTCCTCCGCGCCTGATGTCCTCGACGGAGTATCTGACGTCTCGGCCGGTGCCGATGCGTCGCCACTTTTCGCGTGATGCCTTCGATCTGACGGTCCCGAGCGATGTCGTTCCGAGCAGTTTGGCGGCGTGCTCAACGGTCACGTACTGCAGGCGCGCTCTCGGCCACGCTGACCACACGATGAACGGCACCTCGTGCCCGCACCGGTCGCAGCGAATCGACGACTCGTGCCGGTCCTCCGAGGTACCTAGTGGCGACACGTACTGACCGCCGCATCCGACATGGCAGCGCACTCCGGTGCGGACTCGACGAACCGACCGTCCGGAGATCCTGCGCATAGCACGCAAGTGGTCCCGTAGGTCGTCCTGCACGGCGAGCGCGAGCAGCCCGTTCTCGCTGTAGTCGACGGTCGCGAAGTGCTCGGAGTGGTGAGCCGCGAGTCGCAGGCGCGCTGGGGTTGTGGTGCTCGGCGCTGCGACGTCCAGCTCGTCGGCCAGGACGTGAGCGAGGAACTCGGCCCAGTCGTCGATCGCGGTGACCGCGCGCTGCACCTCGTCGTCGTCGAGAATCTCCTGCATCCCGGGCGGCACGCGCGATCCGGGCGCGGTGCGCATGAGTCGATCCATGCTGGCGTTCGTCAGGTCGAGCGCGATGACCTCCTCGTAGCGCAGAGCCAGGTCGAGCAGGTCGTCTCGCAGGTCGAGTGCTGGTCGGTCACTCATCGACGTCAGCCCCTCCGGCGGTGAGGTCTACGAGCATGTGCGCGAGCCCTTGCCCGTCGGCAACCGTGTGCGTGTACCAAGTCCGATCCGTGTTGTCGGGGACGACAAGTTGCGCGGCGATCACCCATCCGGTGACGACTGCGGTCGGTTCGTGGACGCGAATCGCTGCGATGAGTGCATCCTCGACGGCCTGCTCTTCGGTCTGCTCGCTCACTTCGTCTCCTCGTATCGGTCGACTGACAAGACGGACATCCCGAGTTGCTGCGCGACGTGAACCTCGAGAACAGCGCCGCGTGAGAGTTCCCAGTCGGGCAGCACGGCGACGGCATCGCATGTCACGAGGTCGGCGAGGTCGAGACGCATGTATGCGGCCCACGAGTCCTGCACCGGGTGGCGCGCCGGATTCGCCGTGTCGTGCCCGAGGTTGCGCAGGTGGTGTTCGGCGGCACGGAACGCGGGGTAGTTGAACTCCGGGTAGCCCGTCATGGGTCCGGATATGTAGATCCTCACGCCGCGCCCTCCTGAGCCAGTCCGAACCCCGGCACGCCCATCGGCACCAGACCACCCACGTTCGGCGCTCCTTGCCCCGGTTCTGTCACGATCCCGGGCCTCTCAGCGGTCACCGACCACGCGATGTGCAACGGATCGATGGACAGCTCGAACGCTGAGCCACGGTCACGGGCTTCGGACAGGGCGCGGACGATGCCGGGGATGTCCCACTCGGGGCGCAGGGTGCGGATGAGCGCAGCGAGGGCGTCGGCTTGGGGTCTGGTGATCGAGGTCGTCATCATCGGCCGCCCTCGCGATACGTAGGTGACGATGATGACTGAGGTGACCTAAGGCAGTTCTTCCCTTCCTCTTCCATTCCCTTCCATTCCCTTCCATTCCCCCAGTGAACGGGGCACGCCTCGTGGGGTGAGTGATTCACTGAACGGTTCACTGAGTGATTCACTGAATCGCTCCGTCCTCGAACAGTGCGTCGGGTGGTGGG